TTTTAGTTGGGATAGAATCTTGCTAGAGGGAAATACTTCAGAAAGTAGAGTATGGAGAGAAACAGTAGACGAATGGTGGTCTAAGCGTTTAGACATTCCAAACTTTACTCCAAGATATGCATTGCAATTTATGGGAACAGATGTGTTAAGAACACACTTTCATCCAGACATATGGGTTGCAGCTTGCGAGAGACAAGTTGAAATGACTGAAAAAAGTGTAGTTATTTCAGACTGTAGATTTTTTAATGAACTCAAAATTATTAAAAAGTTGGGCGGTACTACAACAGTAGTGTGGCGCGACAATAAACCAGACTGGTGGGCAACTGCTGCAAACGTTAATATATCTGGAACGAATCACGAAAATAATACAATGAAAATTGTATTCCCACATGTACACCCAAGTGAATGGAGTTGGGCAGGTTGGGAATTTGATCACACCATTTATAACACCAGCACACTTGAAGATTTACAATCAAGAACTCTTGAAGTTTTTGCTTAATATGATAAATATGCTCCTGGTTATTCTGTAACCACCCCTTTTTTCGTAATACCAAATAAATACATGTAGAAAACGATTCTAACTAGTAAAGGAGCTATTAATATGCCAAATCTTGTTTCACCTGGAGTCCAGGTTACTATCTCAGACGAATCAGTTTACGGTCCAGCTGGCGCAGGCACTGTGCCAATGATTTTCATTGCTACAGGCGAAGACAAGGTGGATCCTACTGGTACGGAAGTTGACGGTATTGCAAAATATACCAAGTCAGCAAACGCAAACAAGCCAGTCCTAGTTACATCACAACGTGAACTTACACAATACTTTGGTAATTGTGATTTCCGTAAAATAAGCGGAACAGTCATGCAGGGTGATGAAACTAACGATTATGGTTTACTTGCGGCATACTCATTTTTAGGTCAAAGTTCAGCGGCGTACATTGTACGTGCAAACTGCAACCTTACATCATTACGCCCACAAACAAACGAACCAGTGGGTGATCCAGCTAACAATTCATATTGGTTTAACCCATCAAGCGATTGGGGTATTTTTGAATATGACGGAGCAGCATGGGCGTCAAAGACACCTACTGTTGAAATTGTAGCAAGTGGTGCACCAACTGCAACAGTAGTTGATGATACGTATCTTGTTCTTATTGTTAATGGAAATACAGAAACAAAAGTAGAATACTACAAAGGTGTTAGCGGTTCATGGGACAAGCTAACAGGTGCAACATTTGCACCACACTATTCTGTACCAACATCACCATCAACAGGCGATGCATGGATAAAAACAACACGTCCAGGTGCAGGTATTGATTTAGATATCAGTTTATTTACAACTACAGCAGGCAAATTTGTTGCACAAAGTATTGTGTATGCACAAGCAGGCGATCCAGCAGGTACAACAGCAGATACATTCCAAGATGGAACAGCTGCAACAGCTCGTACTTTTGGTGAAGGTGAATTAACAATGGATATTGGATCAGGTGAATTCACAATCAAACGTTACGACAGTATCCAAACAGAGTGGGATAACATTGCAACTGATCCATCAGCAGCTACAGGTGGTTATACAATGATCGCACAGGTTGCAGTACCAACTGGTGTACCAGCTGACGGTACAGTATGGTTTGATTCAGACGTTAACGATCTTGCAATTTTTGAAGTTGCACTAGATGGTGGAGTTCAAAAATGGAAACGTATGGACGATATTCAATACAGTTCACAGGCACCAACATCAAATAAATCAGGTGGCGCTTTAGCAGACGGCGACTATTGGATTGATACCGATGCAGACGGATACCCAGTAATGTATCGCCATAATGGCTCAGCATGGGTACGTAAAAACAATGCAGATCAATCAACATCAGCTGGTATTGTTTTTGGAGATCTTACTTCTAACGATACAGCGGCAGGTACATTTGAAAATACACTATTAGCAGGCGCACCAGATCCATTACTATACCCAGTAGGTATTAGTGCGGTAAACATGTGTCGTTCAGCTAACACAGTTCGTGTGTACAATGCAAGCGAAGCTACTTCATGGAAATGGCGCAACTATGCAAGCAACCAAGTTGATGGCAGAGGATCATTTGGTAGACTTGCTCAGCGTAAAGTAGTAGTATCAGCAATGCAATCATCAGCATCTGCAACAGAGCTACGCGAAGAAACAATTTCAATGCGTTTAATAGCAGCACCAGGTTATCCAGAAATGATGGATGAAATGATTGCACTTAACAGTGATAGAGATGAAACAGGCTTTGTTATTGTTGACGCACCATTCCGCTTAAATCCAACAGAAGCAGTAGCATGGATTCAAGGTAATGGCGCAGCTGAAAACGGCGAAGTTGGACTACTAACAAATAACACATATGCAGCAGCATATTATCCACATGTACTAACAACAAATCCAGTTACAGGTGATAGTGTAGTTGCACCAGCATCACACTCAGCATTATACACATATGCATACAACGATAACGTGAGCTTCCAATGGTTTGCACCAGCAGGTTTAACACGTGGTGTAGTACAAAATGCAGCAGGTGTAGGTTATATTGATTCTGCAGAAAGCGAATTTAGACCAGTGTCGTTGACACAAGGAATGCGTGATGCAATGTATGAAAATAAACTAAACCCAATTGCAAACTTTCCATCAGATGGTATTGTTGTGTTTGGTCAAAAGACCTTACATTCAGGCGCAAGCGCACTGGACCGTGTGAATGTTGCTCGTCTGACAGCATACCTAAGAGAACGTTTTGCAGTAATTGCTCGTCCATTCTTATTTGAAGTAAATGATGAGATTACACGTGCAAACGCAAAGCAAGTATTTGATGGCTTCTTAGGAAGTATTGCACAGCAACGTGGTTTATACGACTTTGCAGTAGTATGTGACGAAACAAATAACACACCAGCACGTATTGATGCTAATGAATTTTGGATTGATGTAGCAATTGAGCCTACAAAAGCCGCAGAATTTATCTACATACCAGTACGTATTGTAAATACAGGAGAGCTTGGTTAAGTTTTACTGAAAAATCCTAGAGAGGCTGCCATAATTTCGGCAGTCTCTTTTTTTTGACCAAACTTTGATAAATACATAATATAACAAACTATATTGTTAATAGGAGATATAAAATGCCAGTTATTTCAAATTTTGGTGTACCGACACAGTCAGACGCTGGTAGTACACTAATGCCAAAGCTACAGTATCGCTTTAGAGTGACATTTACAGATATTGGTAGCGACACATCAAATCTAAAGCATATGACGCAGAACGTAATTAGCGCATCTCGTCCAAATATGACACACGATGAAATCATTGTAGATTCATACAACTCAAAAATGTACCTTGCAGGTAAGCACACATGGGAACCAGTAACAATTGTTTTCCGTGATGACATGAACTCACACGTAATCAAAATGATTGGTGAGCAACTAAATCAACAAGTTGATCACGGTGATCAGTCAAGTGCAGAAGCTGGAACAGGTTATAAGTTTGAGATGAAAATTGAAACACTAGATGGTGCTAACGGTAGTGCAAAACCTGAAGTTTATGATACATGGACACTAATGGGTTGCTTTATTCAAAACGTTCAATACGGTGAATTAAACTACAGTGCATCTGACATGGTCAATGTAACACTAACAGTACGTTACGATCATGCATCACATGAATTATCAGGTCAAGGAGATGTACTAACAGGAAACGGTCCAGCAGCAGGTACGCCAGGCGCTACTACATCGGGCAACTAAGAGGTAGCCTAAATGTCACTGGGTAGTAAAGCACATTTTTTGTATGGACAAAATACGCCGTCTAAGTTTACAACAGATTTAGTCCCTAGATCTAAATATAACTTTACGGTAAGTATGAATCACCAAGACCCAGCAGCAGTAGGCGGTTTAACGACCACTCTATTCGAGCGTATACAAAGTATAACTATGCCCGGATATAGTGTAAGAGGAACAACGCTGAACCAGTATAATAAGAAAAGAGTAGTGCAGACGGGTATTGATTATTCTCCTATTACTTTGCTCGCTTACGATGATCGTAGAGGCGATTTTGAAAAGTTTTTAAAACAATACTCTGAATATTATTATTCTGGTTCAATGAATTATGGTACTAGTTTTGTTACTTTTAATAATAAAGTAGCAGGAACTAGACTTAATGAACAAAAGAATTATATTAAAGAACTAACAATTAAACGTATCAATAGTATTACAGATACAAACGTAATACGTATCTATAATCCTATGATAACAAGTATTGATGCCGATACCTTAGATTATAGTGAAAGTTCATTAGTACAGTATAGAATTAGTTTTATCTATGAAGGGTACGATATTAGTACTGAAGATGTACCAGCTGTTGATGAATCAGACAATAACAGTGGAAATAAATTTTATCCAGGAGATGCAGACTATAGTGATTTTGGTTATACCCCGCCAGCTGAAGAACTTAAAAATCCTAAAGAACCAACACCTGAAAAAGAAAATCCAGCCACAAATGTAGATGTTAAAGATAGTAGATTTGATCAATACATTGGTATCAATAGAGCTCAAGCAAAAGATCTGTCTGATGAAGAAAGACAAGCAATAAAAGATAGTGGCGAATATATTTTTGTACAAGATCCCGATGGCGGTCCATCAACATTACAAAGACGAGATGCACAACCTCCACTAGGTACACCGTTAGGTCCTAATGATACATTAGTTGATAGAGATGGTAAAGTAATCAAAGGTGCTGATTTACGAGATGGTGATGTAACCAACAAAGTTACACCAGTTGACGAAGATAATGTAACCAGCAGTAAAGTTATTGCAGAAAGCAAAGATAAAAATGGTAATGTTACATCAAGAGTAATAGAAGAAAAAGGCGTTGATGCTGATGGATTTGGTTACACAGAAACTAGACGTGAAGATGTAAAACCAGTAGAATACAGAGAATATGACCATTATGTAGGACAATCAGTTGATACACTTCCAGATGACATTGTAAATAATGCTGCAGATAGTGGTGCATATTATGAAGATACAGATGGAACACTTAAAAACTATGCTGATGATCCATCGCATGCTGACAGAATGAG